AAAATAATCTTTGCGCTTGCCACGCTTCAAAATAGAATAATCAGAATAAGTATCAGGACCATCACCCATATTAACAGTGACAGAATTCTGAAGGTTTTCATCACGAAACCATTGATTCCAAATCAAATTATAAGCACGCAAATGCATAACATTATGCGTAACAGTAGAACCAGTATTCACTTGACCAACAGTAGGCAAACCCATGTAGTCGAAAATAGAACCAACAGCATAACCAGAAGCTGGAGTAGTAGTAGTAGGAACCACATAAGAAGTCGAATCAGAAGGATTATCTTGTTGACCCATAAACTTTTGCCAATTAGACCAAATCAAACGGTTAGGCACAAAGAAAAAGAACGAATCCAAATGTAGATTGTCCATAGTAGGGTACAAAGGCGTAGCCAAACGAGTAAAAGCAGTCATACGAAGATTAAACGTATCACCCGGAAGAACTTCATCAACATAAATGGGAACCAAGTCACCAGCGTTGAAAGTAGTCTTATGCGCAGTTTCAATCTTGAATGAAGATCGAGGAATCTCTGCGCGAGGAATCATAGCGAACTGGTGTGTAGACACCGATTTATTGCGATGCATAAAAGCTCCAAAAAAAAAGGGCCGAAGCCCCAAGAATTAAACCTTTACAGACTTGCCCAATGCAAGTTGTTTAGGAATAGGGTGACATTCAATAATACCAGTAGAGTCATCAAAAGTACCAAGCTCAAAAAGATCAAAATCATCAGAGTGGTGATACATCTGATTATCATCAGCTTGACGGTTAACCTCATCAGAAAAACTACGAATAGCCAAACCAACAGAAGGCACAAACAAGGGACGACCAAAAGCATCAGCAGCACGGTCTTTCACAGAACAAATGATATTAATCATTACGCATTTTCCTTTAAATAATTGCGAACAAACTCAAGTTGCGAAGCGACTAAGGTCTCTTTAGCTTTCAAAAGCCTTAGCAACTTAGCGGCATGAACTATATCGCTAATTGCGATAATCTGAGGAGAATTTTCCATTGTAATTTCCAATCAAAAAAATTAATCGATAGAACGATTTAATCGAGAAAATTTTGCTTCAAGTACCTGTTCCTTAACACATAACCGCTCATCGGTATTATCGTCGAAACGGTCGACGGCATCCACAAATCTTTGAAACTGCAAGGCTTCAAATTCTTCGGGAAAATCATCTGCAAATTTCTTGTCATAAAACTTAGGAGGTCTGGACTCACGTCCATTAATCACAACATAATCATGGGGATAGATATCAGAAGAAAACTTACGATACCACTCATAACCAATGCCAGGCTTAAGCGACATACGATTGAATTCAGGAACGCGATCCTTAATTTCACCAGTCTCAAAATCAGTTGTTTCATAATGATCTCCAACGCCCTTACCAGTGCGTTTTTTCATAACGTAGCGAGCTACGTAAGCAGCGGACTCAAAAGTGACATCACCAATGGAACTATAACCAAAAGGCCAAAGATCCTCCAGCAATTTCGATCGATAAATAAGAGCACCTGAAGGAGTGCGTTTCCACAAAGTCCGATCAGGAAAGTTGAAACCAAAAATACAAGCATGAAAATGAGGCCTTTCAAATTTCTCACCATACTCACCAGCCATATAAAAACGGATAGTAGAGTCCTTAAAGCGCTTTCGAAAGCGCTTCATAAACCTCTGATAATCACCATAGTTAAGAGACCTGTCCGTTGGACAATGGTCATTATCATAAGTAAGAGTAATAAAGCAGTTTTGCTCATGCAAACTTGCTTCATGCATACAGCGTACCGCCCACTGGCGGCTACGCTCAAGGCGACACCCACGACATTGACCACAAGGTAAAGAAAGGGAACGAACAACATCACCCTTCCTCTCACTAAAAATGATTGAACCATCCGAAGTTTGAAAAGCCTGCAACGGATGGAAACAGGCCATAGTTACAGTCGATAACCACCACGCATAGGAGGAGGCGCAAGATTAGCGCTCTTAGTGTGCGAAGCGTGTTTACGGAACTTAGAAGCAGACTTGTACTTCGATACAGATTGACGTTTTAGCGGATTCATAAATACTCCAGTCGTTTAAAAAAGGTGTCACCTAGCACAGTTAAGATCAAGTAGAAGACTGTGCTACCCCGTCACCTTGAGGCGCGGGGTTGATGACAGGCTCATCAGATGAGCCTGAAAGAACGAGACCGAGCTTTGCAGCTTCGTCTCGGTTAGATTCGTCAGAAACGAAATCGACAAATGCACCAGCGTCATTGTCAAAACGAGTACGGATATGGGCAGGAAGCTCCATAAAAGCCGCATCCGCGGCACGAACGGCATTAAGAGCCGTGTGATAGTCAGTAGCGTCCTCAAAATCGCCATAAGTAGGCGTACGGACGTTAGAAGGTAATTCACCAGTAAGACCAAAACGCTTAACAATAGTGTTAATGTCAGACTCATCACGAGCGTGTTGTTGGGCCAAAGATGGATCCTCACAAGACAAAGCAGAAGCATTAGAGGCTTCCATCACATCATAGTTGTAAGGGGTACGAAGAAAAACAGCAGAAGTTTTCATAAATATCTCCAAAAAAATCATTGAGTAGAACGAGAACGAGAATATCCACCAGTCTCACGACCTTTACGGTCGTAATAAGTACCAGTTTCGTTAGTAGTAGTAGAACGCTCACGAGAAGAACGATCAAGAGCGCCTTCACGCTCTCTAGACTTCAAAACCTGCCAAGGCAATAACTTATCAACCCACTCAGAGGATACATCAGAAAGAACCTTAACTTCACGGGCAGCGACACCAATAAAACCAGTTTGAACCATAGCATCATATTGAGCACGAGTAATAAGATTTTCAGTAACCATCTTCTTAGCAGTAGCATCCAACATCTGACGCTTAACAGCCTCAGTATGGCCCTGCTGGGCCATCAAAGCAGAAGATTCAGCCAAATTAATATAAGCAGCCTTAAGACGACGACCCTCCTCAGGAATATTTTTAATTTCCTCACGAGTCTTATCAATAGTAGCATCAATTAACTTAACTTGAGCCTCAGCTTGAGAAGCAGAAGCCATACTCTGAGTACCCTGAGAAACTTGTTGATAACCCTGAGTAGCAGCAGAAGCAGGATTCTGAAATTGAACCTGTTGAGCAGTAGGAGCCTGTCCAGGACTCTGAGAATAAGCAAGCATAGGATTAAGACCAGCAGACTTCAAATCTGCGGTCATAGTCTGATAACGCTTCGCGTATTGTTCAGCACTCCATTCATTAGAAGAATCAGCACGATCAGCAGTAGCCTGATTCGTCATAACACCACCAACAAAATTAGCAGCGGCGCCAGCGGCAGAAGCAACAGGTGCAGTTAACCAGTCAAACATAAAAACCTTTCACCTTAGAAGAAACCTATCGGTTTCTCCCAAGGGATAAAAAAAGACAATTAGAAATGATCGATCAAGCCAGGTACAGAATACATAGGCATAGGGCGAGCAACACGGTTAGAAAAAAACGTATCACATAAGAACTGTTGACCATTAGCGGCAGAGCCGACAGCCAAAATACGATCAACAGGAGGATTCTCCTGAATAAAAGTAGAGTTCAAAGTAGGTAAAGAAGTAAATTTCTGAGCCAAGTGCCAGCCATCAATAGTTCCAGCAGATGTAGATTTAAACAAACCAGTAATAAGAGCGGGGTTATAACGATATTCCGCCCATCGCTCTTGGTAGCCAAATACATTATTGTCATCAGAAGTACCACGAACATAAATTTCCTTATTCAAAATAGCTTGCTCACCAAGCATAGCAAAAGCTGGGAAATAAAAATCGTAACGAGTAGAACGAGACCACATCTTACGAAGGCCTTGTTGGTAAGTAAGATCCGCTCGAACTGAAACCAATCCAACGATAACGCCGTGTTCGGTAAAAGACTGGGTAAATCCATGGCCATGCGCCAAGCCAGTACCCATAGCTGCCAAATTACCAAGCGGAGTCGACGTACCGGTAGCGTTAGTGCCCGAAGTCTGGGCAATGGGGTTAATCTGAATGGGTGTAGAACCACCACCAAGATACTCAGGACGCTGTAAACGGGCATCAGGAGAAATAACACCAAAATGAGCACGAATAATTTCAGTATAACGTGTACCACCACGGGCATCCCTTTCTAACAATTTCTGAATTTGAAAAGACTGACGCAACTGATTAATAGTTGCAGCAGTAGCAGAAGAAAGATCAGTATATAAACCAGTAGAACCAGTACCAAAAGTATAAGCACCGGCAGAACCAGCAGGAGCAGCCGTAGCCATAGGGATAAAGTTTCCGGGAGCCAAACCAGCAGAATAATTAGCGGAAACAATAGGAGCCTTAGTACCTAAAGGCAAAGAAACAGCAGTACCTTTTTGAGGCCAGGGCAAAGCACCAGTAAAATAATCTTTGCGCTTGCCACGCTTCAAAATAGAATAATCAGAAAAAGTATCAGGACCATCACCCATATTAACAGTGACAGAATTCTGAAGGTTTTCATCACGAAACCATTGATTCCAAATCAAATTATAAGCACGCAAATGCATAACATTATGCGTAACAGTAGAACCAGTATTCACTTGACCAACAGTAGGCAAACCCATGTAGTCGAAAATAGAACCAACAGCATAACCAGAAGCTGGAGTAGTAGTAGTAGGAACCACATAAGAAGTCGAATCAGAAGGATTATCTTGTTGACCCATAAACTTTTGCCAATTAGACCAAATCAAACGGTTAGGCACAAAGAAAAAGAACGAATCCAAATGTAGATTGTCCATAGTAGGGTACAAAGGCGTAGCCAAACGAGTAAAAGCAGTCATACGAAGATTAAACGTATCACCCGGAAGAACTTCATCAACATAAATGGGAACCAAGTCACCAGCGTTGAAAGTAGTCTTATGCGCAGTTTCAATCTTGAATGAAGATCGAGGAATCTCTGCGCGAGGAATCATAGCGAACTGGTGTGTAGACACCGATTTATTGCGATGCATAAAAGCTCCAAAAAAAAAGGGCCGAAGCCCCAAGAATTAAACCTTTACAGACTTGCCCAATGCAAGTTGTTTAGGAATAGGGTGACATTCAATAATACCAGTAGAGTCATCAAAAGTACCAAGCTCAAAAAGATCAAAATCATCAGAGTGGTGATACATCTGATTATCATCAGCTTGACGGTTAACCTCATCAGAAAAACTACGAATAGCCAAACCAACAGAAGGCACAAACAAGGGACGACCAAAAGCATCAGCAGCACGGTCTTTCACAGAACAAATGATATTAATCATTACGCATTTTCCTTTAAATAATTGCGAACAAACTCAAGTTGCGAAGCGACTAAGGTCTCTTTAGCTTTCAAAAGCCTTAGCAACTTAGCGGCATGAACTATATCGCGGATTGCGATAATCTGAAGAGAATTTTCCATTGTAATTTCCAATCAAAAAAATTAATCGATAGAACGATTTAAT